AGAGGGTCCTGTAAAGATTCATGAAACCATAGCAAAAACTGTACTCCCACCCATTTTTACTAGAGTACAGGTTGTTGAAATCAATAGGGTTAGTCCTAGTTTCTTGAGACATTACGCTGGGACAGCCCCAGGTGATTGTTGTTCACTTTTGTGTGTTGCTGGTCATCCAGTTGGTATACACGCTTTGGGAAGTGTTGACCCCTCAGAGAGTTGTCAGCTTGCCTTTGACTTGATGGAGTTTTTAACTCCGTTTAGACATGCGATGTCAGAGGTAACAAAAAACTAGTTGCCCCCTTGATTCCAATCTACGCCAATCAAGATTTTCGTAATTCTCCTAAATATTTAGATGATGTTAATCTTGCTAGATTTGGATCTACTTCGAGGGGGTCAATTACTTCCACTAAGTTTCGTGCAACTGGGAAGTATTATGGTGCTGGTTTTTTGCCTTCCAAACTCTCTTCTGAGAGTTATCTTCCAAAAGCTTTAGCAAAGTTGGTTACTGTTGCTAAGCCCTGTATGTATCAGGCGAATACTATGGGATTGTTTTTGGATGCTATTATTCTCTTCTACCGAAAGCGGGGGTTGAAGAGTTTTAAGGTCACTAATTCTTTGGAGGCGTTTAATTCTATTAAAGCGCATACATCTTCAGGTTTTTTCTTTAAATCTATTGGTAAGATGTATAAAGATGATGTGACATTTGAAGAACTTAATAAACATACAGAAGATTGTATTTCAATATTGCTTCAAGATATGGATCCTGTTATTACAGAAATATTTCCTAAAGATGAACTTCGTCCTATTGACAAGGTTCTTGAATCAAAAACCAGGGTCATATGGAATTGTGACTTTAGCTTGATTCATTTAGAGAGAATTCTCTTTGGAGAGTTTCTTGATTTCTATAATAATAATTGTGAGTGTTTTAATTCTACATTAGCTGTTGACACTAGACGTCAATGGCAAAAGATTATGAATTTTCTCACAAATAATCAACCGCCGGAGTTTGTTAATGGCTTGTCCATTGACATTTCAGGGGCTGACTCTTGGGCGTCTAGTGTTGTTTTTGACTTGTTTAAGAATTTTCTTTTTTCATGTCATTGTTACACTACCCAGGAGGCAACTTTGGTGGTTAAGGTACTATCTAGTCTTTATTCAAAGACAGCAAAGTTTGAGGAAGGTTACTTTCTGCATGTTATCAATGGACATCCTACAGGACATTTGCTGACTGCTGTATTTAATGACTTTTTAAGTCGTTTAATTGCAGTGGTTGCAGCTTATGAATTTGGTTTTAAAACCCCTGTGGACATCTATAGGTGCATGTGTGAAAACGTCATCACTGTTCATAATGGTGATGACGCAATAGTTGCTTTCCGTAAAGGAGTTACAGAGTACTACCAGTCTGATTATATACAAGCATTAAAAAAGGCAGCTGATAGTTTAGGGGCAACCTTACAACTTCAGTCTGAAGAGTCTTGTAATATTTTAGATTGTGTATATCTCTCTTGTGTAACTCATTGTTTTAGATCTGATGATCGTGTCTATATGCTTAGAAAAAGATCAAATCCTTCCAGGTTGATAGCAGCTTTAGAGTTGACTAGAAATCCGAATCGAAGTTTGAATTACGAGCTCGGTGTACGTGCAAGCATGTATGCTGACTTAATTTTCTTTCCGAATCTTAAGAGGATTGTTGATAATGATATTTGTTTG